AGAGAAGATGATTTAGATTATGAGGAGCTTTTAGAGCTTCTCGATTATGCTACTCCTGAGGAAACTCGGTATATTGAGCATTTGCTTTCTGCGAGGGTGGCGTTGGCTTCTCCGTTGGATTATGCGTGTTATGTGTCGCCTCAGACGATAAGGTATAAGCATGTTCAGGTTGTTTCGGATTATATCCAAGCGTTGTGCGAGTTCCGGCTTTACCATTCGGGGGTTGGTCCACCTGCTGATTGGTTCTATAGAACTGAAGAAGGAACGTACCCGATAGATGGCCCCGATGAGCTTCGGGAGTTTTTGAGTGGTGATGAGGGTGCGGGTGTTCTTGAGTTTTTTGGGTTGCATCCTGATAATGGTGAGAGGGTAGTTTTCCGCCTTGGCCTGTCTGCGCCTCCTCGTCATGGCAAGTCTTGGATTACTACGTTGCATACTCCTGGCTGGTATTTGTCTCGTTGGCCTAATAGGAAGCAGGCTATTGTTACGTATTCTGATGAGTTTTCGTGGGAGTGGGGTGAGCAGATTAATCGTCAGTTAGATGAGAGGAATGGTTTTGTTAAGACTAAAGGCAATAGACAGCTCATACGAGAGCAGGAGAAACTTGGTGAATTACGGTTTGCTGGTGTCGGGGGTAAGCTTACTGGTACTGGGTATCACTTTGGGCTTATTGATGATCCTTTTAAAAACTCTGAGGAAGCTCTTTCTCAGGTAGCTAGGGACTCTAAAGATAACTGGTATGGGTCTGTTTGGTTGACTCGTAAGGAACCGATGGCTGTTGAAGTGGTGATGTTTACTCGTTGGCATGAGGATGATTTATCTGGGCGTAGGATTTATGAGCCGGAGTCTACTGTGCCTCGTGAGGATTGGTGTGTGTTGGAAATGCCAGCTATTGCCTTTGAGCCTGAGAATTTCCCTCATGAAGGGTATGTTGATGTTATTGATAGGAAACCTGGGGAGGCTCTTTGTCCTGCTCGTAAGACTTTGACTGAGTTGGAAAATATACGTGTTGATGATCCGTTGTGGTTTGAGGCGATGTATCAGGGGAATCCTTCTTTGGAAGCTGGTGGTATTTTGTCTCCTCCATATCATCATTGGACTGACGGCGGGAGTCAGTATCGACTGGAGCTTCTGTCGGGGGAAGCCTTGATGATACCTAAAGCTCATTGTGAACGGTATGCGGTTATTGACTTGGCAGCTTCAATTAAGACTTGGGCTGACTGGAGTGTGTTATCTATTTGGGATTGGCATCGTGATACACAGAATTTGGTACTTGTCCACATGGACAGGCAACGTGTCGAATCTTCTCAACATATTATTTGGGCTAAGAATTTATGTAACCAATGGGGTGTTGAGCGGTTGGGTATTGAGGAGCGTACTTTTGGTTTGACTCTCATCCAGCATTTCCAGCGGGCGGGGGGTTTCTATGTGCGCCCCCTGTTCCCGAAGGATCGAGATAAGGTCCAGCGGGCAATTCCGTATGGCGCTGCTATTGCTAGCCAACAAGTTTGGTTTCCCAAAGCTGCTCCTTGGTTGTATATTTGGGAACAGGAACATAGGAACTTTCCAAATGCGAAACATGATGACATGGTAGATACTGGAGCGTATGCTTGGGAGATGACTCGTTCGATGCCTGCATACGCGCCACATCGGAAAAAAATGCCTACTATAGAGGATCTATGCTTTAAACAAATTGAGGATAGGAAGAATAGAAAACCAGATGACTGGTCTTATATGATGAGGTAAATATGTTTAGATTAATTGAGGGTGGAGATTTCGGGTTAGAGAGTGCTAATGTTGGATCATGTTATGTTTCCTTTTTGCCTAAAGCTAATGGTGATCCAGGAATTTTTCGTGGTCCCGCTATTGAGGAGGAGGGCTTTTTAGATATCGGAGTCGATTGTATTAAGGATGCTGCATTGCAATTAGGGTGGAAAGCACCGGAGTCTGTTGCAAAGTTGGAGAAAGCATACGAAGATTTACATAAGGAACATACTAAAGCTAAACGAGAGTTAACGAAAGCTAAGAAGGCTCTTGGAATCGTGAAGGAAATTAAGAAGAAGTAATGGCAAAACAATTAACTGAAGTTGAAGAACTTTATGAAGAAGCTACTAAGCATGTGATGGGACCGTTACGTAGTTATTGGTTGAATCATGCGTTTGTTCGCGGGTTGCAATGGTTACGTTGGAATCAAGCTATAACTAGGTTAGCGGAACAGCCTGAAGATAGGGATCGTGTTCAAGCTGTTTTTAATAAGATGCGAGCTAATCAGAGAACTATTATTTCTAATTTGACTCAAAGAAAGATAGTTTTTGAAATTACTCCTACTGGTCCTGACGATGAATCTGTTAGAGCAGCTCGTTTAGGTGAAGCTATTCTAAGAGATTTGCATCGTGGGCAACGTTGGGAAGTTATTCGTGAGGAACATATGGCAGCTACTTGTAAAGGTGGCACTGGAGCGTTGATGGTTGAAATACATCCTGATACTAAAATTCCTATTGTCAAGCCTTTATCTTTAGCTGAGTTTATAGTAGAGCCTGGTTCTCGAAATGCTGAATCAGCTCGTTGGTGCATTAAGATAGAGGCACTTCCTCCTAAAACAGTTCAAGCTATGTTTGGGTTATCGAAAGAGCCACCTGAAGATGCTCATGCTGGTTTAGCTCCGTTTCAACATAAGATGTTGCATCAGTCATGGGGTTCCGAAGGTGGAGCTACTATGCCTAAATTAACTAAAGTATTAACTTATTATGAACGCCCTATGGGTAAGAAGAAAGGTGGTTGGCAAGTTGTTGTCGATAACAAAGTTGTTGAGAAAGGTAAATGGCCGTATCCGTTTAGTGATCGGCTCCCTATTGCTGTGGCAAGAGAGACTATTGAAGAAAATCAATGGTGGGGTACAACGTATATGGACGATGTTAGGAAGGTTCAAGTAATTCTTAATGGTATTTGGTCAGGTATAGCTGAACACGCTAAACAACTTGGTACTATTCGGGCTTTGTTCCCTGCTAGTGCTGAACCGTTTGTAGAGGAGATGACGGATAAACCAGGTTTTCAACCTTGGCCAGATGGGGTTGAATTACCTCAGTATATGGAACAGCCAAAGCTTGAGAATTGGTATGAGTCTGTTATTGATCGTGCAAGTATGATGATTGATGACATTATGGGAGTTCATGAAGTTTCTCGTGGTATGGCTCCTCCTAATATTGAATCTGGTACTGGTATTTCAATATTGACAGAGAATGATTCCTCTCCGACTGGGCGTTTGATTAAAGAAACTGCTCGTTGTTGGGAAGAAGTAGCTCAGATGTGTTTGCATATTTATGAAACAACTCAAACTAAAGAACGAACGATAACTATTGACGCTGGATATGGTCCTGAGAGGTTCCCTCATAAAGGGTCAGATCTTTCTAGGGAATTCCAAGTGGAAGTTCCTTCTGATGAACTTACACCTCGTTCAAGAGTAGCAATGATTGAGCAGGCAGATAAGATGCTTCAGATGGGATTAATCCAATCTCCTGCCCAGTATGTTCGTATTGCTGAATTGCCAGGAGCTAATGAACTAATTTCTGGTATTTCTCCTCAGATAGCTAAGGCAAAGAGGGAAAATTCTGAGCTTGCTCGTGGTGAGATAAGTAATCCTGAATGGCATAAGGACGATAATCATCAGTTACACATAGAGGAACATAAAGCTTTTATGTCTACGAAACGTTGGGAATTGTTGCCTGAGGAATTACAAAAATTATTTACTAGCCATGTTCAAATGCATAAGAATTTTGAAGCTGAAGGAAAAGCTCAGGGTATTAAGATGGCTGGTGCTGAAGCAATGGCTCAGCAAGCTATGGCTCCTGTTGTGGAACCTGGGCAAGCTGGTCCTGTTCCTCCAGCCGAAGGAGAAAATCGTATGGCTCCACCTCCTCAAGGAGGAGAACAGCCTATACTTCCTATGGAAGGGCCAGGTCAAGGACAAGGACCTGAACCTTCTATAGAAGAACAGATGCAAGCGATACAAGGGATGGTCTAATGGCAGACACAGAAAGGGAATTAAAGAAGGTAAGAGATGAGGCTGCTCAAAGAAGGGTAGAGTTAGCTCCTTTTAAAAAAGCCTTTGAACAGTTTGATGATGAAGCTAAGAATTGGCTACTTCAATCTATTGAAATGATCAATGAAGATCCTATTAAAGCTGGTGAAAGATTTGCGAATCTTGCTTACGGCAATATGGGTGAAGAGCATTTTAAAACTTGGATTAGTGGAAATACTGAAGCTGACGTTGAAAATATAGAAAATATGGGAGATAATTCAATTATGGGAACACAAGACAATGCAGATGAGATAGATGTAACTGACTGGGCGCAGCAATTAGAAGGCCGCATTATGTCAGCTTTACAAGAAAGAGAAAGTAGAACAGCTCAAATGTTTGAACAGCGAGATAAACAATCGCAGTATAAACAGATACGTGAAGAGATTAGTTCACTTGGTTATGATCCAGATTCATGGCAAGGACGGATGCTTGTTCAAACTGCAACTACTGAATGTGAGAAAGATAAGCCAGTTGCTGAACGTTTAAAGGAAGCTGATACTATCGTTCGTGAAAGAATCGGTGGGAATATTAAATCTGCTGAACCTGTCCAAGTTGGAAATGCAGCTATACCTCAAATTCAAGTTGAGTCACCTGCTACTGCAGCTAATATGGGTGGATCTGGCATAGCTAATGTAAACGAAGATATGCCTATTAGTTTTAATGACGCTAATGATGCTTTAAATCAATTACTTAAATCTGAGATAGGACAATGACAGGTCCAATACCTACAGTAGGTAGTTGGGTTCGTTTACAGGAACTCCATCCGAAGATGAAGTATCGTTTGGAAAAGTTCTTTGCTGACCCACGTATTAAGGGCAAAGTTAAAGTTAGCTCTGGAGTGCGTACTTATGCACAGCAGAAAGATTTGTATAGGCGTTACAAGGCGGGAACTTTTCCGAATCTCGTAGCAAATCCAGATCGCGTATTTGGCGGAGGGTTCCAGGGTTCATGGCATATGCAACAGCCTAAGCATCCTGAAGGAGCTTATGGTTTTGCTGTTGATTTTAGGAATGTTGGTGGGATACCAACCGCTCATATTAATTCAGTAGCAGCCGAGTATGGGCTTGTTCGTACAGTGCCGTCTGAGTGGTGGCATCATCAGGGGTATGGTTACTGTTATAAGAAGAAGAAGTATCGTTGGTATGATGCTCCTGCTTTAGATGGGAAGCTTGAGAAGAAAGCTCAAGTTGGTGCGGTTACTTTA